ATCACCCTGACCGGCGCGACCACCATGGACACGCTGCGTCTGGCGATGCTCCAGGCAGTGCTGGCTGAGTTCCCTGCTACCGGGCACGTCCTGAACCCCATCGACTGGGCCGGCATCGAGCTGACCAAGGATGGCGAAGGCCGTTACATCATCGGCCAGCCGCAGGGGGGTGCTTCGCCGACCATGTGGGGTCTGCCAGTGGTAGCCACCCAGGCGATCGCCTCTGGCAAGTTCCTGACCGGTGCTTTCAAGCTCGGCGCTCAGCTGTTCGACCGCTGGCTGGCTCGCGTCGAAGTGGCTACCGAGAACGAAGACGACTTCGTCAAGAACTTGGTAACCATCTTGGCCGAAGAGCGACTGGCCCTGGCGGTTTACCGTCCAGAAGCCTTCATCTACGGCGACGTGGCGCCTGCCGCATAAGCCCAAACCGGGCCGGCTTCGGCTGGCCCTTCTGGAGGATGCACCATGGCTGATAAACGCACCTATGACGTAAAGCGCCAACACCTGGGCGACAAGCTCTATGCCGAGGGAGACGAGCGCGAGCTTGATCCGAACGAGGCTGAGCGCCTGGTACAGCTGGGCGTGCTGGAGGAATCCAAGGCCGAGCCAAAGACCGCCACCAAGGCCCGCAAGGGCGCACCCGAGAACAAGTAAATGCTCATCACCGTCACGCCCGCCGAGCAAGAGCCGGTCAGCCTGGAAGAAGCAAAGGCACACCTGCGCGTCGACCATGATGCCGACGACGCGCTGATTCAGGCGCTGATCATCGCCGGGCGGGAGTCCGTCGAGCAGATCACCGGCCGGGCGCTGGCGGCGGCGGGTTATCGCTGGGCGTCCGAGGATGCCGACTCGTTGCGCTTGCCGCTGTGGCCCGCCACGGTATCGGCGGTGACCTACCTGCGCGACGGTGAGCGGATCGCCTCAGAGGGTTACGCCTTTGATGCTGACCGCTCGCTAGTCAGCAACATCGGTGGCAGTGACGCAGTGCGCGTCGAGTTCACCGCAGGTCCCGAATTCGTCCCGGAGACACTCAAATCGGCCATCAAGCTGCGTGTCGAGGCCGACTATGACGCTTCGCCGGATGACAAGATCAAGCTGATCCAGGCCGCCAACATGCTGGCTCAGCCCTACCGGATGAACATGGGCGTATGACTACGATCGCGCACAAGCTTCGCCACCGTATCGACTTTGAACAGAAGATCGCCGGGCGTGACCCGGTAACTGGGGAGATGCTCGAGGAGGAGTGGGTGAAGGCGTGGGAGAAGGTGGCCGCCGCAGTGCAGCCGCTTTCCGCCCGCGACCTCATCGCCGCCAAGGCCGGCCAGTCCGAGGCCACCGCCCGGATCGTTATCCGGTACCGGCCCGGCGTGCTGCCCACGATGCGCATCGTCCACCGCGGCGAGGTCTACAGCATCGAGGGCCCGCCGCTGCCCGATGCCGACTCCGGTCTGGACTACCTGACCATCCTGGTCTCGAAGGGGGTGAAGGATGGCTGACGGCGTCGAATTCAGCCTCATCGGCTTGGACGGCCTGCTCGGCAAGCTCGACTCGGTGAGCAATGACGTGCGCCGAAAGGGCGGGCGCGCATCGCTTCGCAAGGCCGCCCAGATCGTCATGCAGAAGGCCAAGGAGGGGGCCGAGAAGATCGATGACAAGGAAACGGGTCGCTCGATCTCCGACAACATCGCGCTGCGCTGGAACGGCCGCCTGTTCAAGCGCACCGGTGACTTGGGCTTCCGGATCGGCGTGATGCACGGCGCCGTGCTCAAGGACGGCGGCGATCTGAGCCCGAACTCCCCGACGCCGCACTGGCGCTTGATCGAGTTCGGTACCGAGAAGATGGCCGCCGCGCCGTTCATGCGCCCGGCCCTGGCCAATAGCATCAGCGAGGTGACCAACACCTTCCTGACCGAATACGAGAAATCCATTGACCGCGCCATCAAGCGCGCCGCGAAGAAGGCAGCAAGACAATGACCGCCCCCATTTTCGAAGTCTGCTCCCGCGACGCGGGCGTGGTTGCGCTGCTCGGTGCTGGCGCGGACCTGCGCCTTTACTCGTTCGGGGAAGCCCCCGAGGGAGTGGCCAAGCCCTACGCGGTTTGGCAGCTGATCAATGGCAGCCCGGAGAACTACTTGTCCGGGCGTCCGGACGCCGACGGCTTCACCCTGCAGGTCGACGTATACGGCACCACCGGCACCTCGGTCCGGAAAGTGCGCGACGCCATCCGTGATGCGATCGAGCTTCAGGCCCACATCACCAGGTGGGGCGCCGAAGGCCGCGACCCGACCACCAAGAATTACCGAGCCAGCTTCGACGTGGACTGGATAGTCCGCCGCTAAATCCCACCCGCCCCAGGCCCGCCGAGTGCGGGTTTTTTTATGCCCGACCTTTGGAGAACACCATGTCGATCCTTTCCCCAGGAACCCAAATCTATGCCCTGGTGCCGCCAGTAAATGGCACCGGCCCGAAGACCGTGCTGGCCATCGAGTGCGCGACCGCGTTCAGCCCGGGCGGCGCGCCGGCCGATCAGATCGAAGACACCTGCCTGGAAGACCAGGAGCGCAGCTACAAGAAGGGCCTGCGCACCCCAGGCCAGGCGTCGCTGACCGTCAACGCTGACCCGAACAACGCCAGTCACCTGCGCCTCCACCAGCTTTCCGAGGCGAACGGCGACACTACCATCGACTGGGCCGTGGGTTGGTCCGACGGCACCGCGGCCCCGACCGTGGGTGAAGACGGCGGCTTCGAACTGCCTGATACGCGCACCTGGTTCACCTTCCGTGGCTACGTCTCGGACTTCCCGTTCGACTTCGCAGCCAACGCCGTAGTGAGCACCGCTGCAACCATCCAGCGCTCCGGCGGTTCCGCCTGGATCCCGAAAGTCTCTGCCTAAGGAATGACCATGCAGCTCAGCATTCAAAGCTTGAAGGACGCCGGTGCATTCACCGGTCGGCCTGTCCAAAAAGACATCACCTGGAAGCAGGGCGACAAGGAAATCACCGCATCCGTCTTCGTTCGCCCGCTTGGCTACCGCTCGGCTGTCAGCGACGTTCTGGCCACCGCGGGCAGGCAGGACGGTGTAGCTGGCCGCATCGCCTCCTGCATCTGTGACAAGAGCGGCGCCCCCGTGTTCACTGTCGACGACATCACCGGCGATGCGGACCCCGAACGCGGCGCGCTGGATGGCAACCTGACCATGGCGCTGATGGCCGTGATCCAGGAGGTCACCAACATGGGAAAGACGACCCCCTCACCGAGCTCGACGAAGCCTGGCACGAAATCGCCATCAGCCTCGGCGCAACCATAGCCGAAGCCCAGGAACGGATGAGCCTGGCCGAGTTCCGGCAATGGATCAAGTATCGGGCGAAGCGGGGGTCTCTGAATTGGGGCATGCGCATAGAGCGCGGGACGGCCTTGCTGGCCACGCTCTATGCCAACGCTCATAGCAAGAACGGCGGTTACAAGATCTACGACTTTATGCCTCATGACGCCGATCCGCAGGTCCTGACGCTGCAAAGGGCGATGGAAACTTGGGTGTGATTATTGGCAGCTGGACGGGTGGGCGTGATTCAATCAACTTGATTGAGTCGCTTCATTAATCAAGGTTCAAGGCTGCGTGCCCTGGTGCTAAAGTGCCACTTTGATAAGGAGGTCGATCGTGCGCTTATGTAGTATTTTGGGTGTGGTTTCTATCATGTTTACTACTTGTTCATTCGCTGGCCAGAAAGAAGATCCCTGTTTATGGGCTTCGACCATAGCAGAAGGGGTAATGAAAGCTCGTCAGAATGACGCCCCGATGGTTAAGGCAATTGCGATTTCCAACGACGCGAACGCACCTGAAGAAGTTAAGGAAGTGATGCGCTTGATGGTGATAGAGGCATATGAATCTCCTGGATTCTCTCTGGAAAGCAACAAGCAGAAGGCAGTCGCTCGCTTCCAGAACGAATGGTACTTGAGATGCGTTAAAGCAGATTAAGGCAGAAATCATCGAACCCGCTCCGGCGGGTTTTTTTTACGCCCGGAGAAAATGAATGGCCTCGAAATCACTGGGCACCCTGACCCTTGACCTGATTGCCAAG